GACAGGACCAGACTTGGTGTTGCCGAGGTCAAGAAGGCATCCAAGATTGAGGAAATACTCAGGAAACGCAATGAACTTCACAAACCATGAGCCCAAGTGGCTAACCCCGGTACCTGAAAAGCATTTGACCCATGGGGAGGGACATATAGCCATTGAGTTTGCCGAACAGTACGGAATTATCACCAAAGATTCTGTCGCAGGCAAGTCGGGTACCCAATTGCGGTTGCGGGACTGGCAAAAAGACCTGATTACGCATATTTTCGCTCACGATGAAACAGACCAGCTACGTCACAGAATCAACTACGTCGGAATGCCCCGCAAGAATGGCAAATCGGCTCTGGGTTCGGTTCTGGCGCTGTATTCTCTCCTATCGGGACCGGAGGGCGGTGAGGTGTATTCTGTCGCGGCAGAGACGGGTCAGGCTCGTATCGTGTTCAAGGATGCGGCAAGGATTGTGGCTGAGTCTGAGGAGCTATCCAAAATGATGAAGGTCTACCGTAACGCCATTTATTACCCAGCCGGTAACAGCTCATATACGGTTCTGTCGGCTGAGGCATACTCCAAGGAGGGCTTGAACCCTACCTTTGTGATGTTTGACGAGCTTCACGCGCAACCTAACCGTGACCTTTTTGATGTTATGTCGCTTGCTATGGGTGCCCGAGGCAGTATGGCGACAATGCTTGCGATTACAACTGCCGGGGTGAAAGCTGATAGCACGGGTAGGGACTCTATCGCCTACGACTTATACAATTACGGCAAGTCAATCGCCAGCGGGGAAGTAGATGACCCGACATTCTTTATGGCTTGGTGGGAGAATGACGGGGACCACAGGAATGAGGAAACTTGGAGGCAAGCAAACCCTGGCTATGCTGACCTGAACGCGCCAAGCGACTTTCATTCTTCAGTTCGCCGTACCCCTGAGTCTGAGTTCAGGACCAAGCGTTGTAACCAGTGGGTTTCGAGCCAGTTGGCTTGGCTTCCTACCGGAGCTTGGGATAAATGCGAGCAAAAGTTTCACGTGAAACCTGACGACCAAATAATTCTTGGCTTTGATGGCTCGTTCAGCGGGGATGCGACAGTGATAGTTGGTTGTGTTATCCCGGAAAATGAGGATGACCCCATCCGTGTTTTTATGGTGAAGGCGTGGGAGAAGGATTTGGAGATTCACGGTGAGGATTGGCGGGTTGATGTTCGTGAGGTTGAGCAAACCATTATTGACTTCTGTAAAGAGCACCGCAACGTGCGGGAAATTGCTTGCGACCCGTATCGCTGGACCAGAACAATGCAGGTGCTAGAGGATTACGGTCTACCGATTGTGGAATACCCGTCCACGAGTGCCCGGCGTATGGTCCCTGCTTGTACCAAGTTTTTTGATGCGGTCATTGAAAACAGGCTCATCCACGATGGGGACCCTACTCTCGCAAGGCATTTGGACAATGCGGTTGTCAAGATTGACTCAGTTGGACCGCGTATTGTAAAAGACAAGCGTGACAGCCCGCGAAAGATTGACTCAGCTGTTGCGGCGGTTATTGCGGTAGATAGGGCAACTGCCGGTAGAATGGAATTACTAGTTCCTGAATTTTTCAGTTAGGTGATAATGTCTACTATTCTACAGCTAGCCGGAGCCCTGGCGATTACAGGTGGCGTAAGCCTGCTCTCCATCCCGGCTGGACTCATCATAGGTGGCATATTCGCCATCCTCATCGGAGTGGCGGTTAGCAAGTAATGGTATTTGAGCGATTGTTCGAGCAGAGAGCAATAAGCTACCAAAGTATTTTTGAGTCAGGCGATGACATTGCTATCGGCACTTTGTCTGCCACAAATATCAATGACGAAACAGTATTTCAAGTCAATGCCGTATTCTCGGCAGTCAGTCTTATTGCTGACACCATCTCCACTTTGCCGATGGGGTGTTACATCCGGGTGGATGACAAAAGGCAAATCTTTGAGCCAAAGCCGGATTGGGTAAAGAAGCCAGACGTAGACCTGCCCCGTGAAGCGTTTTACAATTCACTAATTGTCAGTTTGCTCCTTGACGGTAATGCGTTTGTCCGTGTGTTCAGTAACAAGCAGGGCAAGATTGTAAATTTGACGGTCCTAAACCCCTTGACGGTAGAAATCAAGCGTAGTGGGATTGGGAGGGTCCAGTTCCAAGTTGAGGGTGAAAAGCGAAACCTCTCATCAGAGCAGATTCTTTGGATTCCTGACGTAGTACGCCCTGGGGTGCTCCGTGGCGTGTCAAGGGTCAAAGCTCTCAAGGAAAACTTTGGTCTGGCGATGGCTCTTGAAAAGTTCGCTGCAACATTCTTTGGAAATGGGACCAACCTAAATGGAATTATTGAGTTCCCCGGCAACCTGACCGCAGAGCAAGCCAAAAATCTTGCTGAAGGTTTCGATTCCCGTCACCGGGGATGGCGCAGAGGTCACAAAACTGGTGTGCTGTCCGGTGGAGCTACGTTCAAGGCAACGCAGGTGGACCCCGGGCAGTCGCAGGCTATAGATGCTCGCAGGATGGCGGTAGAGGATATCGCTCGCGCCTTCAATGTGCCCCCGCATTTGCTGGGGATTCCCGGGACGACGAGCTACGCCAGCGTTGAGCAGAACAACCTTGCTTGGATAACCCACGGCTTGCGACCCATTGTGACCAAGATTGAAAGCGCGTTCAGCACATTGCTTGACCGCTTGCCTCGTGGGGAGAACGCATACGTCAAGTTCAATATGGATGGTCTGGTTCGCTCCGACCTCCAAACCCGTACTGCCTCGTATTCGACAGGGCTCCAGTCAGGATTCTTGACAATCAACGATGTTCGCAGGCTGGAGGACTTACCTCCAATGGAACAGGATTCCGCAAATAGTGTGCGGGTCCCCTTAGCTAACGTAAACATTATTGACTCTGACATTACGGCAACCAAGAATAAGGTCCAGGCGGCACAACAACTGGTGGTCGCAGGTTTTGACCCAGCAGGGGTGCTAGAAGCACTTGGGCTACCGCCAATTCCGCACACTGGGGTCCCAAGTTCACAGCTTCAACCGGTAGCGCAGATAGATGAGGCTGACCCAGAATCAGTCTACGACGATGAGGTGGACCGCTAATGGTGAACCAAGAAAACCACGAAGCGCCAGAATCGCCTGAGAGCGATGAGACCCCTATCCGGGGACTAGAACCCCGGGACGGGATAAAAGGCTCTGAGAGGGGCTCAGGGAGCCTCCAAATTGTTCAATCAAGGGCTGAATCGGGAAAATCGTTCGCAAAAGGGGATTACGTCAGATGGAAAGCATCTGGTGGAGTCGCCCAGGGTCAAATTGAGCGTATATCCCAGGACAACCCAATAAAGGTGCCTGATTCCAGCTTTACCGTTGAAGCCAGTCCAGAAAATCCTGCCGCACTCATTCGCATATTCCGTGAAGGCGATGACGGCTGGAAACCAACTGCCCGTCTGGTCGGGCACAGATTCTCCGCCCTCACCAAGATTGACTCATTGCGTTCCTACGATGACAAGCAAGATAGGGCAATCAACTTGGACCCGCCAGCTTTCATGAGGGCTTCAGCACGCCAGGGTCTCAAATATGTCAAAGAGGGCAAGGGTGGCGGTGGTCTGACCGACAAGACCATTCGTGAAGCAAGAGCTATGGCTCAAGGTAATGTGACCGCTGAAAAGTGGATAAGGTTGCGAGCTTGGATAGCTCGCCACATGCCAGACCTGGAAGCTCCAGCGGCAGACCCAGAAAATGACAAGTACCCCAGCCCAGGAGTAGTTGCCCATCTACTTTGGGGTAGCGGTCCAAGCAAACGTGCCGCAGGTCGAGCAATGAAGTATGCTGACGGTGTGTTTGGTAGACTCGAACAAGAGCAGAAAGACAGGGGAGATACTTTGCCTGCTATTGAAACCCGTGAAACGCCATTGGATGAGATGGAGGTCCGGGAAAACTCAGACGGTATGTTCTTTGAAGGGTATGCCGCTTTGTTCGATTCCCCAAGCAAACCATTGCCGTTCACGGAGCGTATAGCTCCAGGGGCTTTCATCCGTTCACTCAAATCCCGCAACGATATCAAGTTCCTGTGGAACCACGATACAAGTGAGGTCCTGGGTTCTACCCGGTCCGGCACGATGAAGTTGGTCGAGGATGAACGTGGACTCAAAGTGGTTGCCCAGCTACCCAATACTTCCACGGGTCGTGATGCCGCCGAACTCCTGAAGCGTGGTGACGTAGATGCTATGAGCTTTGGTTTCTCTGTTCCCCGTGGAGGTGACGAGTGGTCGGAGGATGGCTCAGAACGCACCTTGCGTGAGGTTATGATTCACGAGGTCAGTATTGTGGCGTTCCCCGCATATGAGGGCACTTCCGGCAAAGCCCAAGTTCGTGGGCTCGCAAAAGTTGCTCAACGCGCAGACGTGGACCTTGATGCTTTGTCCGATGCTCTAGTCAAGCTGGAGATGGGTGAAGAAATGACAGACGAGGACACCAGACTGCTGACTGAGGTTCTGGATTCCATTGCCCCAGAAAAGCCTGTTGCCGAAGAAACATCAGATGAGCCAGATGACAAAGGTATGGCTATGCTCGAACTCAAGAAATACAAACTCAAACTATTGGAGATGCTCAATGCCTAGTGAAAAGCAAATCAAAGACGCAATCTTGAAGGCGGCAGGAAACCCTGAGAGTGGTGCCATCTACGCCCTTGCCCCTGAGATGGCTAAAGCAGTTGCGGAACTCGATTCTCCAGCTGAACCGGAATCGCCAAGGGCTGAAAAGCCAAAGCGTGAAATCCGGGTGACTGAACCCACCGAGGTAAGGTAGGCACAAAAAACCCCCAGAGCCAATAAGCTCCAGGGGTCTTTTGTATTCAGCGGATGTGGATGTAATGCAAGTTGCAGGCTTGTTCCCAACGCTCACGTTCAAAGCGGGGGTTATCACGCTCGAACACATCGCCCAAGCGGTCCACTAGCAACTCATAGTCACTAACACCCATCTCCAATCCGCAGGGGACAATGGCTTCAGCGATTGAAACGTAATCTTTGCGACTCATCATTTGTTCAACTCCGTGTACTGAGCGGGGAATCTCTGCCCCACAAGGTGTGTTTCGCAGGCATCGCAAGGTTCGCGACTGAAAGCAACAAAACCATCACTTTCATCGATGGGCACGTCAATCGAGAATGCGCCACTAGCATGACGGGCAACTTCCCAGTAGCGGTCAAGGGGCGTTCCAAGAAGCACCCCGTACTCATGGTAGTAAACGCAGTCCAAGCAGATAAAGTAAGGACCAATCATTTTCATTACATTCTCCATTCTTTGTAAAGAGTAGGGCAGGGGACCAAGGTCCCCCACCCCACCCGATTAGAAACGAGCGTATTGAAGCGCCCATTCATGTATCCGAGTAATCTCGCAACCGGGTTTTGCCGGAACCGTGTAACGGGCAACGGTTGTGTAACCCCAGGGGCGAGATTTACCGGTTATCGTGCGACCACGGAACCAGGTTTCATCGGCAAATACCGAGCCGGTCCCGGCAAAACGAATCAAGTAAGCAACACCATTCTGCTTTAGGCAGACCCGGTATATTTCACTCTCATCGTATTCGCCGTTAGGTGCCAAAGGGTAGCGGTAGAAAATATCGCCAACCTTCAGTCGCAGATTGTAGTCATCCCAGTTGAACCGGACAGGCTCGACCAGCTCAACATTTGGGCGACCATCAGACAGCAAGCGGTGAGCGAAAGTTCCCTCAATGGGGAGACCATCCTCACTTGTCCACTTGTGCTTCATCGTAACCTCCATCAGTTCGTGTAGACCCAACGCATCGTAGTGGCGAGCAAGTGGTCGTAGTCACCACTTCCTGCCTCCTTCAGGTAAGCCTCAATCTCACCGGCAGGAACACCGGCACGACGCATTGCCCTCTGGACACGACCCATTACGGAAAAGGCGTTACCGTCTTCACCAGCCAGGTCCACTTCAACTTCAGGATATTTGATATCAATCATTTGATTCTCCATTCTTTGTTGTAGGTAAGACTGACTAGCCAGCAGGACACCCCGTCATTTATTACTCAGCTTTGGTGATTTAGTTCAGCCATGCCTCCACCAGAGCACGACCCTCAGCGTCCAGGTTGTCGCAACGCATCTCGAATATGCCTTCCATTTCAGCACGGTTCAAGTGGCTAGCGTCATCGTCAGCACAGATAGCGGTCCCATCCGAGTGAGTTTCCCAGATGTAAAGCTCATCTGTAGGGTCCTCTTTGTGGCTAGCAAGCTTGTAGGTGGTAGCACCACCCCAGCTCTCGCCACGGTAGACCTTGCGAGCACGTCGCAGGTCAGTAGCGGCAACCTCAGTACCCGTAGGTATGTAGTAAGGTTTCCAGGTTCCAAGCGGTTTGAATATAGTAGCCATAGTAGCCACCTCCAGTTTCATTCGGACCGGGTTGCCAGCAGACTGTCCATCCTCAAGGGGTTATTTGTAATCGAGGGTAGGAGTAAAGGTAAACCCCAACTGCTCCTCAATCTTGTTTATCGCACGAACTGTGCGATTCTCATCACGAGCGTATTCGTTGTACTCAGCACGAGCGGCACGACCAGACCATTCATCTGGAATGTTCACGGGTGGACCGTCAATGTAATTCCACTCGTAAGCCGTAATAGCACGGGCAAGAGCATCGCGTTGCTTCTCAGTAAGAGTCAGCTTATATGTTTTGCTCATTTTGTATCCTCCAGTTTCAGTAGATGTTATCCAACTATTTCATCAAGCAATTCGGCAGGGTAGCCAAACTGTCGAGCAACATACCCAAGAGCACGTTCAGTAAGCTCAGGGTCGTAACCAGGGTCACTAGTCATCGCTTCAAGCATGAACGTTATCTCAGCAGGGCAAGCATCGTTCAGAAGCAACCACGTCGCAATCATCAGACCACGGTCAGTCAGCTTCTTAGCAATGCTGTAACTAATCACTTCATTTGATGTAGCCATAATTTTCATCTCCAGTTTGTTTTGGAGGATGGACAGCCAGCAGGCAACCCGGTCATCGTATATACGAAAGGCGGGGCATCCAGCAGGCCAGTCAGTCAGTCACTCTGTAGTTATCAACCATCATTCGCAGTCACTCGGCACCAACCATCAGGCCAGGAGCAACGCGGTCCCTTAAGTCTATCTGTTAAGGCGCTGTCTGTCTAGGACCCTAGACCCCGCGTTTCTAAAGGGCTCTGAGATAGGGGTAGTAAGTAGTAATCCTGGTACACTTGAGTTGTCGGAATTGTGAGTGTGCTCTGCCGACCAGCGCCAGTGAGTGGAACCACCCTGGGCAATCCATACAAAACCAAACACATTGGAGAATACATTGTCTGAGTTCGTAAAGACTCAGCAGGAGATTCGCGCCAACCTTACTTCGCAAATCCGTGAGGTCATTGAGGGTGCCGAAACTGAAAGCCGTGGGCTTGACTCTGCTGAGATTGAAAAAATTGGTCGCATCGAGAGTGACATCACTCGTGCTGATGAGGCTATTGAAGTAGCAAAGCGCAACGCTGACCGCACCCTTGAGGTCGCTGAAGCCGCACGCGGATTTGCTCCAGTTGAAGAAGCACGCAACGATGCTGAAGTTTTCAGGTCCTTGTCGCGTGGAGAGGTTCGTAGCCACTCCTTCATCCCCAACGCTGAAACCCGTGCAACCCTTGTAGGTGGAGTGAACACCGTACCCGTGGACTTCTTGTCCCGCGTTTACGCACTCGCTCGCCTGGTCGGTCCTATGCTCGATGTTTCTGAGGTTATCCAGCGTGCTAACGGGTCGGACCTTCGTATCCCAACCATGACCGCTTACTCGTCTGCCACTCAGGTAGCCGAGGGTGCCGCGATTAGTGACGATGAGCCAACCTTCAGTTCGGTTCTGCTCCAGCCATACAAGCAAGCCTTCATCGTGAAAATTGCGAATGAACTGCTCGATGACGCTGGGTTCGATATCCAGGGAACCATTGCCGACCAAGCAGGTAACGCAATCGGTACTCGGGTGAACGCTCTCGCAACCACAGGTTCAGGTTCTTCCGAAACTGAGGGAATTGTTGTAGCTTCAGGACTCGGTGTAACTGCCGCTTCCGCTACTGCTATTACCGCAGATGAGCTGATTGACCTTGCTTACTCCACGGATGGCGCAGTTCGCCGTCTGCCTGGCGTTGGCTTCATGGCGAACGGCAGCACCATTGCTGCTATCCGTCAGCTCAAGGATGGTAACGGGGCATACATTTATGACCCACAGGTCGGTGGACCTGACCGTCTGCTCGGATACACCATCACAGAAAACCCAGCAATGGCAGATATTGCCACCGATGAGAAAACTGTGCTGTTCGGTCACATGCCTTCTTACAAGTTGGTCACGACTGGGCTGGATGTAGCAACCTCAACGGATGCTTACTTCGCCAACGACGTAACCGCATACCGGTTCGTCTACCGCTTTGACGGCAAATTGACTCACGCGGGTCACGTCAAGCACCTCGTCCAGGCTTAGTTCCTGGTAAAGAGTTCTACCCCCGGGTCCGTAGGTCACCCGGGGGTAGTTCCCTTTTGTGGAGTAAACTGTATATGAGGAGTAAATATGGCTATTGAAAACGGTTACGCAAGTTTGGCTGAGGTCAAGGCGGCACTTCGCATTACCGATACAGTTGATGACGCTTTGCTCGAACTGGCGATTGAGTCTGCTTCCCGTGAAATCGAGGGGTATTGTGAGCGGGTGTTTTACGATGTGGGGACAGCAACCCGGGTGTTTATGCCGGAGGATTCTTACATTACCCAGATTGACGACCTTCAAGGTTTGACGACTCTGGAAACTTCAAGTGACGGTAACAGTTTTGATACGACGTGGACGGCATCCGATTATCAGCTTGAACCTTTGAACGGGGTAGCTGGCGGTCTTACGCAACCTTCCACTCGTATTCGTGCTATCGGGGATTACCTATTCCCCATCTGGAGTGTTTTGAACACCAACGCTAATGAGGCAACGGTAAGGATTACGGGTACCTGGGGTTGGGCTACCGTTCCTACAGCTATCAAGCAGGCTACGGTCCTGTATTCGATGCGCCAGTTCAAAAGGTATGACTCACCTTTGGGGGTGGCTGGCTTCGGGGATATCGGAGCGATTAGGGTTTCAAGATTTGACCCAGACGTGGAGGCTATGCTCTCGCCCTACCGGAAAGTGAGAATGGGTTGAGTATCGCAGACCTGCGTGACGGGTTAGCAACTAATCTTTCAACCATTAGTGGGCTGAGGACCTCCATAGATATCCCGGACAACCCAAACCCGCCAATGGCTGTCATCGCTTTGGAAACCGTGAACTATGATGAAGCCTTCCAGCGTGGACTAACTATTTACCGTTTCACAATCACCCTGCTTGCTTCCCGGGTGTCCGAGCGCAGGGCTCAAGCCAAGCTAGATGCTTACACTTCAGACGATGGTGCTAGTTCCGTCAAGTCTGCTATTGAGTCAGATAAAACTTTGGGCGGAAGTGCTTATGACGTGCGTGTGACCGAAATGAGCAACTACGGTACGGTATCATTAGGTGAGGTAATTTACCTTGCCGCAGATTATGCGGTAGCAGTTTACGCAGATTAGGAGATGACTGTGGCAAAGTTTGTCGCAACAGATTACAGCATTAGTGTGGATGGCACAGATTTCAGCGCCAGCCTTGCTTCGTGCTCATTAGATGTATCCTCAGAGGAGCAGGAAACCACAAGTTTTGGTGATACCTTCCGTGAGCGCATCGGTGGGCTAAAAGATGGAACCGTGTCCCTGGACTTTCACCAGGACTTCGGTGCTTCATCGGTAGACGCAACACTCTGGCCTTTGCTCGGTACTACGGTGGAAATCGTAATCCTGCCGACAAGCTCAGCAGTTGGCGCTACCAACCCTAGCTACACCTTCAACGTGCTTGTGACGGAGTATCAGCCGTTCGCATCATCTGTTGGGGACCTAGCTACCTTATCGGTATCATGGCCTGTCACCGGGGCTGTCACAAGGGCTGAAGCATAAGATGAATCCGTTTGACCTACGAGTTATTTTCATTGACGGGACAGAAAAGGTAGTCACCGCGATTGCGGCTGACCTGGTTGCGTTTGAGACAAAGTTTGACTTGAGCGTGACCCGCCTCCAAACGGAGGTCCGATTGACTCATTTGTTCTTCATGGCTTGGCACGTGCTCAAGCGTACGGGGGATACCAAAGATACTTTTGAAAAATGGGTCGAGTCTGTCAATATGGTGACGGAAGCAGAAGCAAAAAAATAACTGGCCTGGGTGACTCTAGTGCTCATTGGCAAATAGCAGTCATCTCAGTTGAAACCGGGATTAGTCCCCGTGAGCTGATGGCGCTAGAGCCCAGGATGTTATGGACAATGACCCGCTACCTTATTTCAAAAAACCAGAATCAGGGGCGCAAGCGGTAGACTGGTTGTAGGGGTGAGTCATGCTAACAGCGCACGTTGATACGAGTGAAATCAAAAAGCTCGTATCCGAGATGAAGGAACTGGACCCCGATTTACGCAAATACTTTGTGAAGGAACTGAAGTCAGACCTTCAACCGTTTGCTAACAAGATTCAGAATGCTATGAATCGTGATGCTAACCCTCCACTTTCTGGGTTTGGCGGGCACTCCGGCAGGACCGCATGGCCTACCTCTGTGAAGGCAACGGCTTACGTCACCCCAAGCTCTCGCAAGTCTTTAGCTCGCATTGAGGTATTCGGGCGGGGGAGTAATAAGGCGGCAGTCAAGATTGCCGACCTAGCCGGTACCAAGGGGACATACATGAAGACTGCCTCAGGTGCCGCTCTCATCCAGGAACTCAACCGTAGATTCAAGAACCCCAACCAAAAGGCTGGTCGGTTCGTCTGGCAAGCCTTCATTAGCAGGCGTGGCGAAATGGTTACGCTCATTGAGAAAACAATAAATGAGTTTGTTGATTTAGTGGAGAGGCGTATCGGTGGCTAAGGGCATAACTATACCGATTGTTTACAAGTCCAACCTCAAGGGTTTGGATGAGGCTAACCGTGCGCTTGTCGGGTTCCAGCAAAAGTCCAACCTGCTGAATAAGGTCATCGGGACAGGCATGGTTGTTGCGGCGGGTGCCGCTACAGCCGCAATCGGTGGGTTGAGCTTTGCCGTAACTAAGGGGTTCCAGCGACTTCAGCAGATTGAGCAAGCCACGTTTATGCTGAAAGGTTTGGGGCATGAGGCGGCATCCATTGAAACAATTATGGAGTCTGCGCTTGCCTCTGTGAAGGGGACCGCGTTTGGTCTGGGCGATGCGGCAACTATTGCGGCTCAAGCAGTTGCGGCAGGGGTCAAGCCTGGGGCAGAACTTACTCGTACTTTGTCCATTCTTGCCGATACCGCCGCAATTACTGGTCGCCCACTAACCGAGATTCAGTCCATCCTGGGTAAGGTCACGACTAGCGGTAAGGCTACCCGTACTGAGCTTCAGCAGTTGGCGGACCGTGGGCTCCCCATATTTTCAATGC